CAGGACGCAAACCAAAACGCCGCACACGGATGAGTCGTGCCGACTTCAAACGCAACGTTGTAAACGAGACAGATGTACTGTTCAAGACCCGTGGTAGTCAATGTGCCGATTGCGGGGGCGTGGGGCGTTATACAGCCCGCAAGAAGGACGGAACGCTAGGTAAGGCTATCAGAATCTGTAAGCCCTGTCAGGGAGCCGGTGTGCGCTATACATCGACAGGTCAAGTTGCGGGGTTCAAGTTGGTTCCTCGTGACCCCTATGACGTGGCTGCTGCCGGTTTCAAAACAGATAAGGAAACTTTGGAAAGTATGTTCACATCCCTGCGGGGTGAGGCTCGTGAGTTCGCAGAAGCTTACATCCGGTACAGTGCTGTTCGAACTTACCTTCGTTCGTTTGTCGAGGGTATGGAAAACAACATGGATGGTGAGGGGTTGATCCACACGGAGTTCATGCAATGTGTTACGGCAACAGGTCGCCTATCTTCTCGCAACCCGAACTTCCAGAACATGCCGCGAGGCACTACCTTTATTATCAGGCGGGCTGTTGAGAGCCGATTCGATGGGGGGTCTATCCTAGAGGGTGACTATGCCCAGCTAGAGTTTAGAGTTGCAGGGTTTCTTGCAGGGGATAGCACCGTGCGTTCGGATGTTGAGGCAGGTACGGATGTCCACAGTATCACGGCAGGTATTATTGGTTGTACCCGACAAGAAGCCAAGGCACATACCTTCAAGCCTCTATATGGTGGCGTCAGTGGTACCGAAGACCAGAAGCGTTACTATACCACCTTCAAGGAAAAGTACGCAGAAGTTAGCCAATGGCACGATCTTTTGCAAAAAGACGCCGTAACCAAGAAACACATAAGATTACCATCTGGTAGGCAGTATGCTTTTCCCCATGCCAAGTGGACTGACTGGGGTGCGGCGACAGACCGTACGGCTATCTGCAACTACCCCGTGCAGGGATTTGCCACGGCTGACCTTTTGCCTATGGCCTTGGTGCTTTTGGATAGGGCTGTAGCAAGTGAAGGATTACAGTCTGTTATATGTAACACCGTCCACGACTCTATGGTTATGGATGTGTATCCCGGAGAAGAACAGAAATGTATTGACATGATGGCGGAGTGCATGTTAGCAATACCTCAAGAGACCCTCATCAGATACAATGTGGAATACGACATGCCCGTGGGAATAGAATTAAAAATGGGCAAGAACTGGCTTGACTTGGAAGAGGTCTTGACTGTATAATAGTCTTTCAACCCTAACAAACGAGGATAAAATGGGTACAGAACTTCAAAATGTGAACGATGATTTAGACAACATGCTTGCTGCGTTTGATTCAGATAACGTAGATGATATTATGAAAATCACGGGGCAGTCAACTGACAGTGATGGCCCAAGGATGGGGCTTCCCCGTCTGAGTATCAACTATTTTTCAGAGACGGATGATGGTTTGCAACTCAAGCGGGGTGCATGGAAGGTGTGGAATGGTTCCGCCCTTGCATACTCCGACACTGTGCAGTTTCGCCCTTTGTTGCGAACATACGAATGGTCTGTATGGGACCAAGAGGATAAGAAGTTTTCTTGCAAGTCTATTCAGAAGACTGGCTTGAAGGGTGAGTTCCCCGATTCTTTGGGCGGCAACAAGTGTGGTCGTCTCTCCAAAGAAGAGGAGCAGAACCTAGATGACAAAGACCCGCGCCTGTTACTGAGCAGGTCTGTCAGTTGTAACCAAGTAATCTACGGCATCATGGATGCACCGGACGCGACACTCGCTGATGGCACCCCTGCACCGATTGAGAACATGGCTTTTGTTGCGTACTTCAAGCGTTCGGGATTTGTACCTGTCCGTGAGTTTATGGAGAGCCTGACACGTCGCAAGGTCATTGCTCAAAAGGCTGTTGTTGAAATGACAACAGAGAAACACAAGATGGGCAGTGTGTTGTATTGGACCCCAAAACTTTCTATGGTCAAAGAAGTCAGCATCACCGATGAGGACAAAGCGTTGATTAAGAAGTTTACGGAAACAATCAAAGGGCACAATGAGTCTGTGATGGCAGACCACCAGTCTCACATCAAGGCATCCATGAGTCCGGATGACATTGACCTTTCTGCACGTCTGGCAGGATAACAATGCTAACCCTTGTAGAAATCCAAGACTTTCTGCAAAAAGCGGGGCGGGGGGAGATAGACTCCTCTCGCCTCGAACCTTTGATAGAACAGTTTGGTGAGGATTGTAAGGCAGCAATGCGTAAACAATTCTCTAGTCGGGATGGTTACCGAATCCGCATGTCCGGAGTAGGTCGTCCCCTTTGTCAGCAACAGCTTGAGAAGAAAGGCATGAAGCAAGATGTTGGCTACAACGACATCATGCGATTTCTTTTAGGTGACTTGGTTGAGGCAGTAGCCATTATGGTTATGAAGTCTGTTGGCGTAAACATTGTTGATGAGCAACGCAAGTGTACAGTTAAGTTGGCTGGTCAAGATATCAATGGAACCCTCGACGTAATCCTAGACATAGAGGGCGAAGAAAAGGTTTGGGATATCAAATCGGCAAGCCCGTGGTCGTTTGCCAACAAGTTCTCTGGACGTGGCGGGTACGACGCCATCAAAGAGGATGACCCCTTTGGCTATATCATGCAAGGTCACTTGTACGGTGAGGCAGAGGGTAAGCCCTTCGGCGGCTGGATTGTGATTGACAAGTCCAGTGGCGAATGGGATTTCGTAGAAGCCCCACAGGACCAGAGCGAGGACCGTGAAACATATTTAAAGGATGCCCATGACCGTGTGGATAAACTTGTTAATGATGCCCCGTTCAAAGTCCCGTTCGAGTCGGTGCCAGAAACCTATACAGTCAAGGGCCAGAAGATTGAGACGGGCAATCGTCTTCTTCCCAAGGTTTGCAGTTTTTGCTCATTTAAAGAGCATTGCTGGAAAAATGTGGAGTATGCACCCAAAGTAACATCACGGGCTAAGTTCAAACCGAATGCGTGGTACACAAAAATTGTAAAGAGGGAACTCTAGCATTGCCCCTTCTTTACACCCCATCGTATCCACGGGAATTGTTTACCTTAAATCCGGGGTTGATGTGTATCTACGTTGAATCCCACACGAGACGGGGCGGAGACCCAGCAACTGTGCAGGTTCGCACACTGGAAAAGTCTTTGCCCCTTACCTTGCGCGAGAACTTCTCTGCGGAAGGGCACCTGTCGTCCGACACTCATGTCCGTGACATACGGAAAATTGAGGATGAGTTTCAGGTTATTATTAACCATTTAAGACAGGGAGCAACTGTATGCCTTCCGACTCTGCCCCTAGCAGACGTATTCACCTACCTAGAAAAACGAACACCAAAGGTAGAAGGGTATCTATCAAAGAGGCTGGACGGGGTAAAGGCAGCATTTCCGTTGCTAGGATTATGAGAGGCACTAAATATAGGTCACAGTTTGAGATTGGATTAGCCAAGGCTCTTGCTCGTAATAATATACCATACGAGTACGAAACTATGAAATTAACTTACATACCCAAGCCTCGAACGTACACCCCAGACTTTATACTTACAAATACTGGAATCATAGTTGAAGCCAAGGGGCATCTTGACAAAGGCGACAGGGTAAAAATGCAGTTGATTAAACAGCAATACCCTGAACTGGACATACGTTTTGTTTTCGCAAGGGCATCAAATAGGATTTACAAGGGAAGCAAAACAACTTACGCTGACTGGGCTAACCGATATGGGTTTCCTTGGGCAGAGGGCAGCATACCAGAGGAGTGGTGCAAATGATGGACGATGTGTTTGGATTAGAAAAGGCCAGCCTATTGGGTGGGCGGTGGTACATTATTATGAAGCCCTCTGACGAAGAAGGATTTAACCTCACGGCCTATGATACAACACCGGAAGACGAGGATGAAGATTACATACCTGCAGGGGCTGTTGTGCAGCAGGGTATCCTAGAACTTCTTGAGTCAGACATAGAGCGTGTGCTGGATGCAGGAATGGCACGGATAGCTGCTCACGAACTTTTAGAGCAGGTAGTCGAAGAGGCAGAGGCCGAACACAAGGCCACCGTCGTAGGTCGAGATGACAACATCGTCAGGGTTAAGTTCGGGAGAGAACAATGATTCGAGAAAATTGGAACTTGAACAACTATCAAGCACAGGCCAAAGACACGGCTATATACCCTGAAGCAGCAAAGATTGTGTACAC